AAAACGCGCCGAATCAGCCAGCCGAAGAAGCACCGAAGCCGAAAGCACCAGCGAAGAAAAAGCCGGCGAAAAAGGCCGAAAAAGGAGAATAAACGATATGCGGAAACTTGTGGAAATCATGTTCGATAAAAACAAATGGTACATCGAAGCAGTCGGCATGTCCGGTGAAACGAAGCCCAGTGAAGGCATTGTCACCGGAAGCAAATTCACAGAAGCGGACACCGGGATCGAAAGCCTGTTCGATGAGGAATCCGGCGAATGGTTCGCGCAGAACACCGGGAATGGCAGGACTTCCATCGCTGGCGCGACTGTGACACTCGGATCATCCCCGAAGTATGACGGATCGGAAAAGACACAGACAGTATCCAGCGTGAAACTCGGCGCGACAACTCTGGTCGCGGACACCGATTACAAGGTCAAGGATAACAAAGCAACGGATGTCGGAACTCATGTCCTGCACATTGTCGGCATCGGCAGTTATACCGGAGTTGTCGCAGAATCCTTCCAGATCGCGAAAGGCGATGGATCGGTGACTGCTTCACCGGATTCCCTGTCCCTGACAGAAGGCGGTGATTCCGGCGAATCCGCGCTGACCGTTACGGGCGATGGCGCACTGTCCGTTGAATCTTCTGCGGTAGCAGTCGCGACTGCGGAAATCGTTGGATCGAAGGTCATTGTGACTCCTGTCGGCGAAGGAAGCGCGACCATCACTGTCACTCTGGCGGATGGCGATAATTATACTGGCGGAAATGATACAATCTCCGTCACTGTCGCAGCTGCCGAATAACGATGAATGAGTATCCGAAAGGATGCTTTTTTCATACCACCCCGGCTGGCGAGCCGTAAAACACGCAGACTCGACCAATCGTCAATGGTCGTTAAAGGAGGACGTAAAAATGGCAGAGTTTTCTCGAAAGTTCCTGATGGATCATGGAGTACCGGAAGATCAGGTCGATGCGATCATGGCAGCGCGGAATCAGACAATGAACGATACCCTTTCCGGGTATGTGGCAAAGGCTGATGTTCAGGCGCAGATCGATGCGGCGGTGGCTGCGGTACCCAAGCCCGATCCGATTGATCCGAAAACAACCCCGGAATACATGGCACTCGCGCAGGAACGCGACATGCTTCGCACAATCGGCGGAGACGAGTTCCAGATCGTGAAACCGAAGTTCCGTGAACAGATTTTCGGTATGCTGGATCGAAGCGAGAAAGCACCGGAGATCAAGGATCAGCTGACCGGCCTTCGGGAGAAATGGGAAGAAATGTTCATCCCGGAGAAATCCGAAGAACCGAAGAACACTCCACAATTCTCGAAGCAGCCCGGGCATCCGGGCACGAATCCCGAAAGCGCGGAAGACAAACTGGTTCAGCAGCTTTCCGCGCAGTGGTAAGAACAAAGAAAGGAATGAATCAACATGGCAAACTCCATCAATTATGCGGCCGTATTTAACCGCATCCTTGACGAAAAATTCTATGTGCTTCCCCGGACGATGTGGATGGAAGACTCCAACCCCGGTCTGGTATGGGAAGGCGGAAAAGAAATCAAAGTCCCGAAACTCGGCATGGACGGTCTCGGCACGATGAACGGCTATAAAGCCCCGGCCGGCGATCTGACTCTGGCATGGGAAACCAAGACCCTCGAATGGTATCGCGGACGGAATTTCCAGATCGGTCGGTATGATGTTGACGAAACCAACTTCGCACTGACTGTCGGGAACGCGCTGAAAGTGTTCCTGAATGAAAAGGTGATCCCGGAAATCGACTGCCTGCGTATCGCGAAGGCCGCACAGGGCGCAATCGCGTTCGGCACTGTCGTTCCCTATGCTTCCGCCAGCATCACCACCGCGAACATCCTCGATCTGCTGATGGCGGATATCGCGAAGGTGCAGGACAAGATCGGCGAAACCGAGCAGCTCTACATCCAGATCGCGACTCCCCTGAAAAACCTTCTGGAACGTTCCAGCCAGATCACCAAGTACCTGAACGTGAAGGACTTCCAGATCAGGAACGCGGTGCTTTCCCTGAACGCGCTGAACGATCAGTACCTGATCGGCACTCCTTCCGGATATATGCACTCTGTCTTCGGCCTGAATGACGGTGTGACTGGCGGACAGACTGTCGGCGGTGTGACCTTCGCTGATCTCGGACCGAGCATCAACTGGATCATCGCTGCCCGTCCTGCGGTGGATGCTATCGCGCGTCCCCAGATCAACAAGGTCATCGATCCTGACCTGAATCAGGAAGGCGAGTTCTGGAAGATCATGTTCTCCGTCTACCACGGCGCGTGGATCATGGAGAACAAGGGCGATGGACTGCTGGTCAATGTGGACACTGCTTCCGCTGATGACCTGACCATCACTTCCGAAGCCGGCGCGACTGCCGGTGCTTCCACTGTCACCGTTTCCGGTGTATGCCCGGATGGTTACAAGTACATGTGGAAGGCCGCGAACGGCACTGCACCCACTGTGACCATCGGCACCGCGCTTTCTGTGACGGATGGATGGGCTGATCTCCCGGCTGATGGCAAGATCACTTCCACCAACAACTACAAGATCACTGTCGCGCTGGTTGCGAAGTCCAATAACAAGCCGATTGCCTACGGTGACGGAACCGTCTCTGCCGGCACCTGATAAGGAGTGAGAGCATGAGTGCGATGGTAGACTTCACATATTATTCGAATGTCTACAAGGGAAGCGAAGCCGATGCGACTTCCTTCCCTGCACTCTATGCTCATGCTTCCCGGATTGTTGGACTGCTTACCCGGTGGCAAGTGACGGAAGAAACCTTTCCGAATTTCGATTCCATGACGCAAACGATGATTAAACTCGCGATCTGTTCGCAAGTGGACTTCTTCGGGATCAATGGCATCGAAGCAATAAACAGTGGAGACAATGCTGGATTTACTGTCGGAAAGGTCACTGTTCACGGTTCGCAGTCCTCCGGGAAGGCCGGAGCGATGAGTGCATACATCAGTCCTGCCACGCTTTCATATCTGGAACAGACAGGCCTGATGTATCCGGGAGTAGGTGTTGCGCAGTGCTGAAACCTATTCCAGCATGTATCCTGCGGACAACCGCAACCGTCAATGCTTGCACCGGAATAGACCGGTACCAGAATCCAACCTATTCCACCTACACGATCAAAAAGGTGCATCTGCAACCTACGAACGAGATCCGCAAGACTGCGAACAATACGGAATGTACACTTCGAAGCATCCTGTTCGCTGATGCTCGGCACTCGACTTCTCTGGACTGGTGGAGCATTTTCAATACTGCACACAATGCCGGAGGGGATGTGAAGGTGATCGTTCGAGAGCAGGAATACACCGTTTTCTCCGTGGATGAACTTCGCGACAATGACGATCAATTTCACCACTGGGAAATCGGTCTGGTGTAAGGGGTGAGGGTATGCCGATTCGAATCAATATTGATCCGAATAGATGCGCTGCGAAAGTAATGGGCGCATGGAACAAGCAACTCTACGCCTTGTCTGGACAGATATTGCAGGACTGCAATGAATTTTGTAAGGAAGATCATCGAACACTGATCCTTTCCTCTGGCCCAGCATCAAGATTGAGTGAAGGTGTTCTGGTCTGGGATACGAAATACGCGAAAAGGCAATACTGGGATATCCAGACATCACTTACACCCGGACGGACTTGGAAGTGGTGCGAAACCGCGAAGAAAAAATATCGAAAAAGATGGCAGGAACAAGCCGAGAAAGGATTGAGGGATAATCTATGAGCGATGTACCAGTAAGCACTTCGATCCTGAATCTGGCGATTGAAAGTGTAATGGACCTGATCGATGCTCTGGGACTGTTTGCGACCATTCACAGGGGCGCACTTGCCACCGGAAATGATCTGTCCTGCGAGATCGGGCCAACCTCACCGGAAGCCGTTTTTCTCGATAAAAACAAGTATATTCCGGTTGATCTGACGATCAACGGAAAACACGAGAATCTTCAAACCTTGTCCGATGCGCTGAATGGCATCGATTATTCATTGACAATGGCAACTTCTTATCCTTACGGAAACGGCTGGAACATCGTTGACATCGAAACCATGAACGAACCGCAAGTGATCGGAAGGGAAGACAATGGACAATGGCTGATGGCCTTCTCGCTTCTGGTCAAGGTCGAAACCCTTACTCCTACGCCTGAACCTGAACCAGAACCGACACCAGAACCAACACCAGAACCCGGGCCGGATTCCGAACAGGAACAGACGGACGGAGAATAAAACGAAAGGATGAACGAATATGGCTTTCAAACCCGTATGGGCCAACAAACTCGAAATCGGCGTATCGGCTGATACCTCCACTCCTCCGGTATGGAGTTATGCTGATCTCTGCAAAGGCATCGAGAGCATGACCTTCGCCAGCAATGAGCAGAACCAGCAGTATTTCTTCCTCTGCGGAGAAGGCTTCGCGCATAACGAAGTCACTGGCGGTGCGCCTGAACTCCAGATTTCCGGTCGGCGGATTGCCGGCGATACCGCGCAGGATTACATTGTCGGAAAGCAGTTCGCGCTGGGTGAGGATCGTAATTCCTCCGTCCGTATCACCACGGCGGAAGGGAAGGTCATCACTTGCGACTGCTCTATCGGTGATGTGGTATCCTTCGGCGGAAACACGCTGGATGTGAACACCTTCGGATGTACCATCAGATTCAATGGCGAGCCCAGCGTGACGGATGCTTCTGCTTAATGGCATAAGGGGAGGGGGCTTTCCCCTCCCCTATTTTCAAGGGAGGTCAAACCATGAAACATCTTTTCAGATTTAGGAGAGAAATCACACCGTATTCGGTTGAAGATAAAGTAACCTTTCGGAATGTCGATAAAACGCTGACACTCTATGTCAGGTCCGATGCAGCTGGGATTGTATCGCGGATCATCGAAGCAGAAAAGCGGATGAAGGAGATCACGATCAAAAGCGATACATGCCAGCAAGTGAACGTTGCGCGATTCTTCGCACAGTCCATATTCGGTGAGGATCAGGGAAATCAGTTGTTCGATTTCTATAATGAACCTCTGGCAGTTCTTGCAGTGTGCGGTGAATACTTCCAGAAAAGACTCGGGAAGAAGATCACGAAGGCGCAGAAAAAATGAGACTGCAAGACAATCTCCCGGATGGCGTTACGGTAGATGGCAAGTTCTACAAAATGGATTTCGACTTCCGAAATGTCCTGAAAATGATCGATATACTCGATCAGGACGATCTGATGCCGGAAGCGAAAGCCTACAATGCCTTAAAATGCCTGATGAACAGGCCGAGGAATGTCTTCCGGTTGCTGGAAGCAGTAAAAGGACTATTGTTCAAAGCACCGCGCAAAACAGGCCAGAAAGTGACGGATTTCGAGCAGGACGCAGGATTGATCCGGGCCGCGTTCCGTCAGGCTTACGGAATCGATCTTTACCGGGATAGATTGCACTGGATCGAGTTTACAGAACTTCTGAACGCGATTCCAGAAGGAAGCAGATATTCCGAAGTTGTCGGTATCCGTGTTCGACCCATGCCGGCAGCAACGAAGTTTAACCAGAAGGAACGCGAATGGCTTGCGAAAGCGAAAGCCGATGTCGCGCTGGAAGTATCCGACAAGGAACGCGAACGCAGATATCAACAGGATGTGGCGAATATCGCGATGGTTCTGATGGGAATGGCGAAAAAGGAAGTGAAGGACAATGGCTGATGGTCAGGTTGTATTCGAGATAAAAGGCGATTCCTCGAATGTAAATCAGACTGTAAAGCAAGTTACACGGAACATTCAAGACGAATCGAAGAAATGGGATACCGCAGCCAGCAATGCCACAAAAGGCATCGAAAACTCCTTCGCTTCGATGGCAGGGAAGGTTGTCGGAACTCTTACCGCTGCCGGAATCACTTCGATCCTGTTGGACTGGGGATCATCCGCAGTCGAAGCAGCTTCCGATCTTCGCGAAGTCCAGAACGTTGTGGATACCGTTTTCGGAAGCGGAGCGCAACAGATCGAAAACTGGGCGAAGAAAGCCGGAAGCCAGTTCGGTCTGACGGAAACACAGGCGAAAAAGTTTACCAGCACACTCGGTGCCATGATGAAATCGTCCGGTCTGGCAGGAAGCGAGATTGTGAACATGTCCACCGATCTCGCAGGACTGGCCGCAGATATGGCATCGTTTTATAATCTCGATTTCGAAACGGCCTTCGAAAAGATCCGTTCAGGTATATCTGGCGAAACAATGCCATTGAAGCAACTCGGCATTAATATGTCTGTTGCGAATCTGGAAGCCTTCGCACTGGCGCAAGGCCTTGAAAAGACATTTTCTCAAATGTCGCAAGGCGAACAGACAATGCTTCGGTATCAATACCTGATGCAAGCAACCAGCGATGCGCAAGGAGACTTCGAGAAGACATCCGAAGGCTTCGCGAACGCGCAAAGGCGGATACAAAGCGCACTGGACACTATATCCACTGTTGCTGGCGGATTCATCCTCGATACGATTGAACCGCTGATTTCGAAGACTGCGACATGGTTGGAACAGATGACCACAACCCCGGAAAGGACGGTCATTGACGATTTCAATGCAATCGAAGTCGATACCGATCAGAAGATGGCCGATCTGCAAGCAACATATGACAAGGCCAGCGATATCATCAAGTTAATCGATGAAATCCAGAAACAGACGATCACACTTAACAACGGACAAACCATCACTTTCGAAGAACTGTTCAAGGATATCGGGAATGTCGAGAAAAATGGCGGTGATGTCCGTGGTTATCTGGAATCCCTCGGTGTCGATGTCGATTATGTGATCCAGAAGTACAATGTCTGGAAAGAATCGACCAGACAACTCACATCCTCTGTTCCTGCGCTGACTGCGGTCATCAATACGGAGACTGGCGCGATTGATGGCGGAACGGAAGCATTACAGAGGAATCTCGACCAGTGGAAAGCGAACGAGGAAAAGAAACTCGCGTGGACTGCATATTATGCAAAGGCACGTGCGCTTGAAGAAAAGAAAGCGCAGATGTATACATATGAGTTTGACGAAGGCGCGGCCCGATATGCAGTAAAAAGGCAACTCGAAAAACTGGATCAGCTTCGGGAAGACCTCGGTATCTCTGGCGATGGTTATGAAATGATAATCAAAACCAACGCAGTCGGTGGTCAAGGAATCCTGACGGAAGCCGAAAAAGAGTGGAACGATGCGATTGTAACACTCGGACAGTTGAGGAAAGCGGAAGCGGATGCAGCTGCCGAATACAAAAGACAAGCGGAAGCCTTCGAGGAAGAAGATCAAAAACTGGCTGATACTTACGATTATATGATCGATAAGTATGGCGAAGAAGAAGAAGCAGTCGAAGATCTTGATGATGCCATAGAGGAACTCACACAGGATCAGATCGATGCAGGAAAATCAGCGATCACCGCGACTGATAACGCGCTGAAAGCCCTTGCGGATTATGCGGAGGGCGTAAAGGATTCCACCGCGCAAGCAGTCAATTCGATTATCAAAGGCTTCGAAAAGGTCACGAAGGCCGGCGATGATCTTCGCCAGAAGCAGAATGATCTCGCTGGCGAAGAAACCGAAGTCCTGAACAAATACGGCGAAGTCTGGGATAAGTGGGGAAGCAATAACGATGCGCTGAAACGCATGGCAGCGGATCAGGAACACCTGACCGACAAAGAACGCGAAGCCTATGAAGCACTTGTCAAGGTCAGGAACGCGCAGACCGAAGTGAATCAATCCCTCGACCAGTACAAGCCGAAAGCGATGGAGGAAGCCCTCGAAAGCCAGATCGCATACATGGAGGAATACCTCGACAATCTGGAAAAAGCACAATCGATGGGGCTTTCCGATGAATTGCTGGCTTCCCTGTCTGATGGTTCGAAGGAGTCTGCCGAATATCTGGCTGGACTGGTAAGCGATGCCGAAGGCGCGGCCAGAGTCGATGAAGCATTTCAGCGCGTGGCGGAAAAGAAAAAAGAGTTTACCGATGCGCTGGCCCAGCAGAAACTATCCGCTGATGAAATCTATGATGGACTGGTGGATAAGGCACTCGAATCGATCTCTGCTCTTGATCTGGGCGATGAAGCAGAACAGGCGATGTCCGATACTGTCGGAGGTCTGGCGCAAGGCATCGCGGATCAGGTCGGTGCGGTGCAATCTGCGGTAGACTCCATCGAAGAACAACTGAACAGATTGTCAAAGTTCGGTATTTCCTTCGAGAACAGTGGTTCTGGCTGGGAATACATTATCGGGAATATCCTCGATGGGTCTTTCGAAATGGGCCTTGATCGAGTCCCTTTCGATGGTTTTCTCGCAGAACTCCATGAGGGAGAGGGCATCCTCACCGCAGAAGAAAACCGTATCTGGCAAAGATTCAAGAATGGCGATATGTCCAGTCGGAATGTCGATTATGATATGCTCGGCGCGACCATGCGCGACAATGTAAAAGCCGGTGGGGATGTGTATCTCGATGGTCGCGTGGTCGGGAATGTGATTTCAGGGATTCAGGGACGCAGCTATAAGAATTTACAAAGAAGTGGGTGGCAAGGATGATCGTTTTCGATGGCGTAAGCCTGAATAGTGTTGCGAAAGTCGAGATCGAAGACATTCGAGTAAGCCCGATCCAGTATGACGAAATCACCAGACCCCGAGCGATTCGCGGAGGGTCTGTTTTCGTCAGAAGCAGAGCAGGAACGCGAACAATCGCGATCACTTTCGCATTACTGGAAAGAGACAAGCACCTTCGACAGGCTTCGCTGGATGCGATCTCGCGCTGGGCGAAGAATGACAAAGAATATCGGCTGGAACTCCCGTTCCATCCTGAATACTATCTGATGGCGATCTGCACAGGGAAGCCAGAACCTTCCTTGCGCCAGTGGTGGGAAGGTAAACTTCGGTTGGTATTCACATGCTATGAGAATCCTTTCTGGAACAGTAAAGCAGAGAGATCCGTATCATGCGGAACTGCGACATACATCCTCGGCGATGCTCCACCTTTGATGCGGATCGAAAGATCCGTCACAGGATCAGCGGTAACATCCCAGAGTTACGCCTTTGATGGAAAGACGATGACATTCTCGACAATCCCTGTCGGGGATGCGGTTATCGATCTGGATAACCAGACTGCGTATTCCAATAATAACGGCACAATTACAGACCTGATGCAGTATTATCTCCCGACCAGCGAATTTATCATTCCGCGAGCCGGAAGTGTTACGATCTCCGGGACTGGAACGGTTTACTTCCGGGAAAGGTGGCAGTAAATGGAATGTATCTTCCTGAATCCTGCTGGAACGACACTTTTTGTCCGGGATGACATGGAGGAAGGTCACTGGGTGCAACAGGAAATGAACCTGACCGCTTCCTTCCCTTTTAACCCGGATAAGAAGATCGAAACAGGCCAGCGGATAGCATTTCGCGATCCTGCGACAAACATTCTGCAAGTGTTCGAAGTGAACATCGTCACAAACCATTCACCGGATCATTACCAGCAGATCACCGCAGAGCATATCGCGATATCTGAACTGAACGATGAACACATCAATAAGCAGAAGATCACCGCGAAGACTGCTCTGGAAGCCCTGACAACTGCACTCACTGGCACATTATGGACTGCCGGGAATAGCACTGCATCAGGGACACAGGATGCGGATTTTTCGCGCGGTTCTGTCTGGAACGCGATCAATACAATCCAGCAGAACTGGAATGTTTACATCACACCCCGGATCACAATCTCGTCAGCTGGCGTGATTACCGGAAAGTATCTGGATATCGCGCCGGCAGAAGGAGTCTGGCGCGGACTTCGGCTTTCCGTCCAGAAGAATCTTCTCGATCCTGCGGTGACCTACGATGAATCCGAAGTTTATACCGCGCTTTACGGATACGGCGGAACGGTTGACAAACCGCGCACCGGGCAGGATGACGAGCCGGAAGAATTGACATTCGCGGATGAGGTCTGGACGCAGACTGCGGATCATCCGGCGAAACCATCCGGGCAGACCTACCTCGAATGGCCGGAAAAGACTGCTCTGTATGGCAGGAACGGAAGACCGAGATATGGTTATTACCAGAACGGGAACATCAAGACCGCATCACTCTTGCTGGAAAAGACATGGGAATCGCTGAAACAGTGCGCACAACCGAAGATATCCATCGCTGGCGGATGTGTAGACCTACATCGGCTGGGATATCAGGATCAGCCGATCCGCCTTCACGATCAGGCGATAATCGAGATCGAGGAAACAGGCGAACTGTTCTATAAGCAGATCATCACATGCGATGTGGACTTGATCGATCCAAGTGGAACGCGAGTCGAGATCGGCGATTACATCCCGAATATCATCTACATCAACCGCGAAGAAGCGAAGAAATCCGGTGGCGGTGGCGGTGGTGGCAGAGGCCCGGGAAGCCTGACCGAACTCGAAGAAAACATGACATACTATGATTCCGAATTTGTGAAGGATTCGCAACTGATCGGAATGGTTGTCGGATTGAAAGACGGTCATGGGTATATCAAGGCAGCTTCGATTGTCGCATCCATCAATGATGATGAAGGAACGAATATCAAACTGACTGCTGATACCATTGATATCGATGGACTGTTGACTGCGTTCGAGACAGAAGCGATTACATGCGGTGATATTCATTGTGGTGGTAGCATCGATGTCGATCTGGATATTGAATGTGAAGGCACTGTTTCCGGGTATTATGGCACATTCGAAAGCGGACTGACGGTCGGTGAGGATGACGCGAGTTGGCAATCCGAAACGATCCCGACATTCACTTTCTCCCAGACGCACAACTTCGTATACCGGACAAACGGTGTGGATTATACGACATCCGGGAAGATCATCGGCACAAATGGCACAAAGACGATTCATTATCTGGGAAAGGCTACCACATGAGAAAAGAAGGTATTTTCGATAATGAAGGGATATGCGATAAGGGCATATCCCTTTGTAATTCTGCTTTGAAAGACCTTGTTTCCGGTCAATATCTCGCGTTTGTGAACAAGGTCGAGCAGATCGCGAAGATCTTCGCGAACCTGAAAGATGGCATCCGTGCGGATCGCGAATCCCTCGAAGCGAATGTCGAGGAATTGAAGCGGATGAACGATGCGCTTCTGAATGAAAAAGCAAAGGACGGTGCTGAATAATGTCTGCGATTGTGGCGAACTGTGCGATCAATCTTCGGTGTGAACTGACGAAGCCTGTCAAGGTCGAGTATATTGATGGAAACATGTTCAGCATGGATAATGCTGGCAATACTGCGCATGTTTACATCTATTACAACGGACAACCGCAGGAGGTTGTCGGATCAGTATCCGCAGAAGTGATCCGGCCTGATGGCGGAACTGTCGCGGTAACTGGCGCGATGTCCGGGAATAGAGCATATGTGATCTTCCCTCAGGCAGTGTATGCAGTTCCGGGCGCGATCTCCTGTGTAATCAAAGTGACCGAAGGGACAACCACCACAACCATCGCGGCCTTTGTCGCGAATGTATATCGGTCCAGCACAGATCAGGCAATCGATCCGGGACAACTGATCCCGTCCATATCTTCCCTGATCTCTGCCATTGAAACCGCAGTCGGTTCGATTCCTGCTGATTATTCTTCCCTTCTGGCTACCATCGCTGGCACATATTCTTCCAGTAAGACATACAATGTCGGCGATTATGCATGGGAATCCGGTGTCCTGAAAAGATGCATCGTTCCGATCACTGCCGGCGAAACATTCACCGCAGCCCACTGGACAAATGCAGTGGTATGCGATGATCTTTCTGCTTTAAAGACTGCTATTAGCGGCATTTCTGACGAAATGAATGTACTCGATATCGATGTTGATTATAAGTACAGTTTCAGCGAAGAACTTGAAGAAAATCCGGCTTCTTCCTACAACAAAGAGAAATACGGCATCCGTCAGGAACTGACACAGATTACGCTGAACGCATCCAGCCCAATTCAGAGCGGCAATATCAATCTGAAAATTTCAAACGGTCTTGGCAGGGCAGGAAGCAATACAGATATTGATGCGTGGACAACCGGGATCACGCTGATTGAAGGGCATAAATACCGGATTCTGATGCGGTATATGTCCGGTACCGTTACGGTTCCGTCCGGGACAAATCCACCGTTTGCTATGATCTATAAAGCCGGTACGCATACGGCGATTAGCGGCGAAAGCAATGCGCTTGACGGATTGAATCATCAACGCATTTTTGTTGCGACAAGCGATACCATCAATCTTGTGATCCGGGTGAGTGCAAAGATCACGCTTGTCAATGCGGTGTATCAGATCATCCTTGAAGACCTGACGGTAAAGGAAAACTCCCGGAGAGCAATCACAAGGATTCCGAACGGATACCAGCAGATTGAATACATTGAGAGTTCACGCACACAGGCGGTAAGGGGATACCAGAAACTCAATCAGGATTCACGGGTGGTAATCTGTTTTGCCCAGACAGGGGAGATTGGAGAAGCGAATAACTACATTTTCGGTGCAAGATACGATTCAGACACAAGTGCGTTTTATTCCACAATCCGGGCGAACGGGCAAGTTGACTACGGATATGGCGGTTTGAACGAAACAAGCGCAATAATCAACAATGACGGGATTCATGTCTTTGATTGCAATAAGACGAATTTCTACATTGACGGAAAGTTGGTGAAAACCGCAAATGCGGCAACGTTTGAAACGCCGACAAAATCCGGAATTGCTGGGATTTATGCAAATTCAAATAATTACTTCGGGAGTGTTAGGGTTTACTATTATGCAGAATATGCGAGCGGTGTGCTGATTGCCGAATACTTCCCGTGCGTGAGATTGTCTGACAATGCGGTTGGAATGTATGATGTTGTCAATCAGGTTTTCTGCGAAAACGCCGGGACGGGATCATTCACAGCCGGTGAGAATGTCAACATTCAGACTATTACCAAAACGCTGAATGAAATGAATACCAATGAACGGGATTACGTTCAGCAAGAAGCCGACCGTGTAGCGGAAAAGGTGCGAAACGTGCAGACCGGGAAAAGCATCACGTTTGTTGCCTGTTCAGACCTTCACTATAACGTGGATTCGGTGACGGTGCAAAATGCGCTTGTGGACATGGGAGAAGGGATCAAGAAGATCGCAGAGCAGATCAACGTTGATTTCTACGCATGTTTCGGTGATATCATTTATCGCCTGACTTCGGATGCGGACTTTGACAAGGGCAAAGCCGAAGCAATCGCCGCAACAAAAATCGTCAGCGATGCGTTTGGGAACAACAAACAGTTCCGGCTGGTCGGAAACCATGATCCAAACGCAGAAGGATTGACGGGATATTTCACGGCAGATCAGATGAACGCTTTTGCCGGGATTTACAGCAACTTCCTTGTGAAAAATGATGATATGCCGTATTCCGGCATCGGATACTGCGACTTTGAACGGCAGAAAGTCCGGTTGATCGTGCTGAACACTTCGCTTTATACGCCGGAACAAACCCCGGATCAGGCAAGCACACAGTATTCTTTCCTGACGGAACAGGAGTATTGGCTTGCACAAACGCTTGATCTGTCCGGCAAAGAGGATGTGGAAGAATGGCAGATTGTGATCTGTTCGCACATTCAGCTTGACTACCAAACACGGACAATCATCGGCAGACGGTCACAAGTGCTGAACGCATACGAATCCGGCGGCACATGGTCACGGGGAGATTCTTCCTACAATTTCGCCGGGAAAAACGCCGCAAAACTCGCCCTGTATCTCAACGGGCATATGCACTCCTATGTGATCAAAAATATGAGACATCTGAACAATAGCGGCGAGGTGCAGAACACGCTGAAAATGGCGAACATCTTCGTACCGAACGCTCTGCCGGACAGGGATTATCCCGGAACGGACGGAGTGACCTATACGAAAACCGCTAACACGGCAGAGTCAACCGCTTTCCAAGTCATCACAATCGACTTTGAGAGCAAGATCGCATACGCCCACCACTATGGAGCCGGTATTGATATCGTGATGCACTATGATCCGTCAACGGCGGCAAGTTTCTCCACCGATCTGACAAGTCCGACATGGGCAAGCGTTGACACGGATATTGCAACGGTATCTGATGGAACGGTCACGCCTGTTGCCAATGGGAACGTTATGATCTACGCAAAGAGCGAAACGGACAACTGCATCGAGTGTTGGAACTATCAGGCAGTAACTTAAAGTGACCAATAACCATCAATACACATCGATACACATCGGTACACATGGGTGCGCATGAATACCCATAGATGGACATGCGCACCCATTTTCCGCAGATGAAAAAACACCCCGGATTTCTCCGGGATGCTTTTTCTGGTACTCACATCTTCCGCCTGAATCGATTATAGCATATCAGGCCCACCAGTGCAAGGGAGGGATTATATGCCAGTATTCGTAATCCTCGCGATCATTTTTATCGGAGCAGCCATATTCGGAATAATGCTGGGTGGTGATGATCCTTGAAGACTGCCGGACAAGTTGATGCGCTGATCCTCGAAATGCAGGAACTATTCAGCGCAGGATTGATATCGAGATCCGAAGCTGCATGGAATGTCGCGCTTGCCTGTGAAGGATGGTCATACACTTACGGCGCATGGGGTGCATTATGCACTCCGGCCGAGCGCAGGAAGCGGTATAAATACAATCCATCGCATACTGCGATCAAGACGAAGTGTAAAGGCTTCGATTCCGGCAACTGCACCGGATGCCAGTGGTATCCAGATGGCGAAAGAACACGAACATTCGACTGCCGGGGCTTCGATGATTACATCGAAAAGATGTTGGGCTTCGATCTGTATGGCGATACAGTATCCTCGCAGTGGAATCATGCTTCGAACTGGTGCGCGAAGGGTAAAGTGTCTGATGGTATCCCGGACGATGTGCTGGTACATCTGTTCATTTGCAAAGACGGAACATGGACGCACACCGGATTCGGATTCCGTGGCGAATCCTGCGAATGTTCGTCCGGTGTCCAGCACTTCGCGCCGATGAAGAAGAACCGATGGACTCATTGGGCGGTATGCGCTTGCTATGCGGACGAATACCATGCCGAAAATCCGCCAGAAACCGCGCCGATTGAGCCGGCGAAAGAGGATGTGGATAAATTGGAATACCCGACACTTCAACGAAGCGATAAAGGCGAAAAAGTCCGGCTGATGCAGTCTCTTTTGCTGGATCGCGGATACGATCTCGGAAAATGGGGTGCGGATGGCAGTTTCGGATCAGCAACAGAATCCGCAGTTCGCGCTTTCCAGAAGGCCAGCGGATTGAAGGCTGATGGTATCTGCGGCCCGAAGACATGGGCGATGCTTCTCGCGCCAGTTGCGCAGAAATTCTACACGGTCACAATTTCCCATCTGTCAGCGGAGAAAGCAGATGAGGTTATCAGCAAATACGGCGGATCGAAGATGGAGGAATAAGCATGGCAGAAGAAACAACGGCAGCTGCGATTTCCCGGATGGAAGAACAGATCAAGAATCTTGATCGAAGGATGAGTAACCTCGAAAAATTAACGGAGACCGTCAACAAACTGGCGATCAGCATGGAACGGTTAACTTCCAGCATGAAAGTAACCGAAGAAAATGTGGATCGCCTGCAAACGGATGTTGCAGTCCTCCATGACAGACCCGGGAAACGCTGGGAAACTCTTGTCGGCGCGATCATCGCAGCCATTGTCGGCGCGATCATCGGATTCTTTGTGAAAGGAGCATAAAACCATGATTAATTGGAAAGTAAGACTGAATAACAAACAATTCTGGGTATCCCTGATTCCTGCGCTGGCACTGGTCGTTCAGGCAGTGCTGGAAGTATTCGGAATCTCCCTCCAACTCGATCCGCTGGTCGCGAAACTGGTCGCGGTTGTGGAAGCGGTCTTCACTGTGCTTGTGATCCTCGGTGTGGTGGTCGATCCTACCACTGCCGGCATCGGTGACAGTAAACGCGCAATGACATATGAAGAACCATGGAAGGATGAATCATCCGGGGTATAACCCCAGCGCGGCGATCCACCTCCTTTGGCGGCGCGTCCTCCTGCCGGATGTGGAGTCCTTACGGCAACTGGCCGGTTCATGTACACATCCGGTTCAAGGAGGACTATTTCTGAAAGGATGTGCTGATATGCGGAAGTGAACCCCATTTGAACCCGTAAAGGGTACAATATTCCCGTTTTTACCCTGACAAAAACGGCAAAGCGAAAGCCCGGAGTGTTGAAACTCCGGGCTTTTTTTATGCTCCCCAGATAGGACTCGAACCTATAACCCTTCGGTTAACAGGCGGAATATCCCGGTTGTCGAGCATCCTTATTCATCAATGCTTTCAGCGGATTCGATTTCCGGCTGAACCCCGTTCTGAACCCGAATCAGCCTTTTTTCGACCTTTTCTCGCTCGCTTTCCTCTCGGTCCGATGATACTGAATCATACACTTTCAGGATCATTTTCGCGTCCGAGTGCCCCATCCATCTTCGCGCAGTGTTGATCTCGACACCGGAATCCCTCAAAAATGCGCAGTATGCATGGCGAAGGGTATAAGGCACAATGTCGAAATCTATCCACGGAACATCCCCGGTGCCTTTCTTTTTACCATACCATCTTTTCTGGACTCCGTTGATCGCAGTTTCCATGCAGAATAAATAACTGCTCCATGCGGACTTGAAAGCCTGAATGGTCACTGGCTTTCCTTTCGCGGATGTGATGAGCATCCCGTGTTTGCCGGATAATGCCTGTTTTAACGGCGGAAGAAGCGGAACTGTCCTTTTACTCCACTCGGTCTTCATATCGCCGGAAAACGCGTATTTCTGCCCGTCTACATGCACAGATTCCCTAATGAAAATAATATCATTAGTAAAATCGATATCGCGATCGATATTCAATGCTTTACATTCTTGCGGACGAAGGCCGGCATATAGCATTGCCATAACTGCCGGATATGCTCTGTGATCCGTGCAGAGTGTCTCGATGTATGTCCTCTGCTGGGATGTGAGAATCCTTTCCTTCGGCTTTTTCCCTTTTCCGGGCTTCGCGGTTTTGTCTCTTGCCGGATTATACTGGATCAGCCGATCCGCCATAGCAGAATCGAACAACGCGCAGAATAACTGCTTCGCGCTTCTGATGTAGGATGCGGATAATCCTTTGTATTGCGTGGCATAGATTTCCTTGATATCGGAAGGAAGTATCTCTGAAAGCCATTTCCCTCCGATCTGATCCACCAAGTGTTGCAGATGGATCGCAAGTCCGGTATATGTAGAGTCTGCGACATCAGGATAACTTCTCTGCAACCATGGGATAGCATATTCCGCGACAGTCTGCCGGAGGTATCCTTTTTTCAGGCTTTTCTTATAATCCTCTCTGGCCTGAAATGCTTCCTCCGGTGACTTGCCATAAAAGGCGATGTCATGGTATTTGCATCTGAATCGTCCGTCCTTCCGCTTTTTCAGGGAAGGCCTTTTCTCGCGTGGCATTATCCGAACATTCGGACATATCCAACTGCCAGCCCATGAATCACGATCTGCTCATCTGTGAAGATCGGCTGGTATGCTGGATTGTCTGCCACAAGAAGGAATCCGCCATTCTGCGGATATACATGCTTTAATGTGGTTTCTCCTGCGATGCTTACGGCTGCGATCTGGCCCGGTTCGACTTCCGGTTGCTGGCGGATCAGAACCAGATCACCATCGATTAAAGTCGGATTCATGGAATCCCCATTGCATCGAAGCGCGAAATCCGCGCTGACTCCATCCGGTATGTCTGTGTATCCGTCCGGGTTGGTATCCGGTGATACCAGTTCGCCACATGCGATAGTCCCGAGGATCGGGATCGCTTTCCGTTGCAGATTGATCGCTCGCGCATTATTCAGAAGCGCATCGACAGAGATCCCGAACATCGCAGATATGGATTTCAGCTGATCGAGATTCGGACGCGTAAGGCCATTCTCCCACTGGCTTACCGTCCCTTGTGTGACACCGAGTCTTTTCGCGAAGGCCGCTTGCGACAGATAATGCCTTCTCCGAATATCCTTGATTACATCCGAAATCATAACATTCCTCCCCTCGGACTTCGGATATTTTATAAGAAAACTCATCATTTTACAATATTTTATTAGAAACCTATTGAAATAATTAGAAACTTCATATATAATGGAAGCATCAAGGAAGGAGGTTTCCGGCATGAATCACATGGAACTTCAATACTTCAAGACCGACAAGAACGGAACGAAATACTTCTACGATTGGAAATGCCCTCGGTGCGCCGGTTTTGGTTCTGCTGATAAATGGAAGTTCACCGGCAGCATCTGCTTCGCTTGTGGCGGAAGCGGAAAGCGCAACTCTCCGAAGATCGTCAAGGAATACACTCCTGAATACTGGGCGAAACTCGAAGCGAAGCGCATCGCGAAGGATCAGAAGCGGATCGCGGAAGCGCAGAAATACGCAGAGGAACACGCAGACGAGATCGCGGAACAGAATCGGAAGGAACTCGAAAGGCGATACGCTGATTTCGGATGCGGTGCTGACGGAATCGGATATGTCCTGAAAGGGAACACATTCCCGATGAAGGATCAGATCAAGAAGGCTGGCGGAAGATGGATTTATGGAACATGGGTATGTCCGGTGGAAATGTCCGGGAAGGGCATTACTTCCAAAAAGATCGATCTCGCAGGACATGTCGGATGCGGATCGATGATGTGGTTGGATGACTTTGATCTGTATGATGCGATCAATGGATAAGGAGGAAAAATCAGATGACGCGGAACGAATACATGAATCGGGCTTTCGATGCCCTTTCCGAAGGACGGATCACCGAGGAAACATATGATGCGATGTGTGAAAATGCCGACATCTTCTGCGATGAAGACGATGAACCGGAAAGCAATCTCCCGTCAACCTATGCAGAGATCGAATACGATGATTTCGATGATCCAGAAGCGATCCTCGGCGCAAGATTCGATGACATGAACTATCTGCACTATATGGAAAGGTAATTCCTGACCTCGGCAGACGATGCCCGGAACTCCCGGACATCGCAGCCGATGCCAGAAGGCACCGAGAAAATCAAGGAGGTATATCCCATGAAGATCAATTATACGGAAGAAACCATCCAGAAAGAATCCATTAGTGTCCTGCTGGCATTGCTGAAAGAGTATGCGATTCAGAAGCGCGAAGACTGGCGGAATGGCGAAGCATACCAGACCGAGATCGAGAAGATCGAAGCCGAGATCAAGCGCAGAATGATTCGGTATGAAGAAAGAGTATTCTTCCTGCAAGGGTCGGACATCAAAGATTATGAGAAGCGCGGATATGCGGCATCCTGCGAAGTATACCATGAAGAACATCTGACTCGCGAACAAGCGGAAGAAAGTCTGGAAAGATCGCTCAAATACTGCGAAGAACAAGGATATCTTGTGCTGGAATCCGGCATCGTTGAAGTGGGAGGATAAGCATGGAAATTCACATCAGGAAGACGATCCTGAATCCGAATCTGCGCAGCCCGGACGGATATCAAGTTTCCTGCGCCGGCATGAAAGCCAGATTCAAGCCCGGAGAAGAAGAACTGATCGAGCAGTGGATGATGGCGATCTGGCATCAGGAAGAAAATCCCTTCTTTCCGGTGTTCTCGCCAGCATATCTGTATTACGACATCGACTGGGATTGCGATCATGTCCTTTATGCGAAGTATGAGCGCATTTCCTGACATGGACAGACGAAAGCCGGATTCCGGCTTTCGGAGTCCGTGCCAGTAAAAGCACGAAACCGGGGAAACCCGGTAAATTTTTCCAATGGATTATTAGTAAACCTATTGATTATACGATCAGCTGGCATTATAATACTGATTAGAAAATATTTTTTCCATAGAAAGGAGGAATCGCCATGAACCTCATCAAGAAACTGCGCGTGAATAAGGAACTGACGCAGGAACAAGTCGCGAAGGCTTGCGGTGTCACGCAGTGCACTGTCGCGATGTGGGAGAAGGGAATCTGCTTCCCTCGGGCCGAGAAAATCGGCACTGTTGCTTCGGTGCTGGGATGCGAACCGGATGATCTGCTTCGGGAAGCGGAAGCGCGGAAAGAAAAGGCTGGGTGATGATATGGAAAGGCTGGTCACTGTCAAGGATATCTGCGAAAGATATGCCTGTTCAGGGAAGACCGCTCGGAAGTATCTCCGGCAGATGTTCCACTTCGAATCCCCATTGACCGCGCCGAAATGGGCACTGGATGAATGGGAAAGATCCCGGGCGATTGATCCGGGAATGGCAAGAACGATTGTACCAAGAAAGAGGGGCTAACGATGAACGATAAGGAAATCCGGGACTTGCTGAATAGCAAGACGATCACTGTCGGCGAGATCATGGATCGGATCGATGCGGTGGAAGAAAAGACATTCATCGCAGACCATGAATCCTACAATCTCGGTGTCAATTCGATGAAAAGCGCGGTTATCACGATGATATACACGATCATCGGCGAGAAGCAGAAGAAGCATCTGGAAGGGGTGGCGTGAATGATCTCGACAGTTGTTCCAGATGCGCCGTATATCCGGGAAGCGGAAACAATCGGTTATCCGACAGACGATTCTCCACTGACGATGGCAAACCTCGACCTTTCGAAGGCTGATCGATTGCTGAATCAGGTGTACATGCACATCAGCCAAGCGGCCAGCAAGACGGAAGGAACGATGTTCGATCCGCTTGTGATGGATCTTCTGTTCAATCTCGGTGAGTTCCAAGGTGAAATCTTCAAGGTGAAATCCCAGATCGAAAGGAGGGAACTGGATTGAAAAGTCGGTACATCTATTGCCCGATGACACCGAAACGGATCGGCCGGCGCGTAACGCTGGCAACACGTATCCGGCGAGCATTGGCAAAAAAAGAAAAGCCGGATGTATTCGAGATCATCGGCTATTGTGCGCCAGTATTTCCGCACAAGTAAAAATCCGGGATATTCATCCCGGATGGCGAATCGAAGGGCTAACAACGAACCACCGAAGACATTCTATCACAATAGTCTCCGGTGCGCAAGCGGAAGGAGAATCTTATGAATATGTTCAGAACACTCCGTGCAGACGAAATCGACTGTCGGATCGCACAGATCAAGAAGGACGGAAGCGGACTTTCGCTTCTGCTCTATAAGGATGCCAGATGCGACCAGAACATCCTCGATGAGGTTGTCGGTCCGTATAACTGGAAGCGCGAGCATACCCGGGACAATCGGAACTGCATCGTTTCGATCTGGGATGCTGAAAAGGCGCAGTGGATCAGCAAGGAAGACACTGGCACCGAGTCCAACACGGAACGCGAGAAGGGACTGGCTTCCGATTCATTCAAGAGAGCATGTTTCAACTGGGGAATCGGGAGAGAGTTATATACCGCGCCTTTCATCTGGATTCCCGGCGATAAATGCAACATCAAGGATGGGAAGTGCTATGACCGCTTCACTGTTCAGGGAATCGGATACACAGAAGGTGTGATAACCGGACTGGTCATCAAGAACCAGAAAACATCGAAGATCTGTTTCACCTTCGGTGAGGTCACAGATGAAGCACCGGAAAAGCCCGAGCAGCCGGACGATGAACCAGAGGATTTCCCGAAGCCGAACAATACCGTTCCTTCTGTTCCTCCGATTCAGGATGTGAAGGCATACATCGACCGGGAACTGCTGACGATGGCAGCTGCCTATGGATTCGAAAATCCGGCATTGACTCTGAAAAAGTTCACAGAATGGCGGAAAGCCCTGATCGCTGGCGGAATCCTGCCTGACACGAAGAAGATCACTTCCATCGAGGAAGCCAGCGCGACCTTCGATGCGATCTACAAGAACTTCGCACCGTCAGAAGGTGAAAACGTATGATCGGAAAACTGGCAGGAATCCAGCATCTTTTCGGTGGAGAGTGGTTGATTACCCTCTCCACCAGAGAAGATTTCTCGGGCCAGTATGAAGCATTGAAGGATGCGCCAGTCTCATTCGAGATCAAGAAGGCATCGAACAGGCGCAGTAAGGATGCCAATGCTTTCTGCTGGGTGCTTATCGATAAGATCGCGGAGAAGATGCACCTTCCGAAATCGGAGGTCTATCGAAACTCGATCCGCGAGATCGGCGGAGTCTCCGAAACAGTCTGTATTCAGGATAAAGCAGTCGAAAGGCTTCGATCCGGCTGGGAAAAGAATGGACTCGGATGGCAGACAGACATCCTTCCCAGCAAGATTAAAGGATGTACGAATGTGATTCTGTATTACGGATCATCCACCTACGATACATCCCAGATGTCCAGACTGATCGATCTTCTGATTCAGGAAGCGGAACAACTCGGAATCCCGACATTGAAGGATGAAGCAGTCGATCTGCTTGGAAGGTGGGGAAAATGAAAAGCATCGTTCAGGATTTAGATCAGGAAAGATGCTTCCTGTGCGGAAGTATTTTCAACCTCGAACTGCATCACATCATGCATGGCACTGCGAACAGAAGGCTTTCTACTCTGTATGGGCTTACATGCTGGTTATGCAGGAATCATCACACAGGGAAATTCGGTGTCCACAATAACGCGCAGCTGAATCGAAAGTTACAGATGGCCGCGCAGAGAGCATTTGAACAGACGCACACTCGGCAAGAGTGGATGCGGATATTCGGAAAAAACTATCTATAAGGAGGTCTGGACATGGATTACTGGCAGATCAGCAAATTGATGGAAGAAGCGAAAAACGAGTGCTTAAAACCGGTCGATGATTCCTGTCTGCTGAAAGACTTTATGGAGAAATCATTTAATCAGGGAGTAACTCTGATGTTCAATGTCGCACTGCTGAAATTCGTATCGGCACAGATGGACGGTGATAAGGAATGATGGATGGCGCATATCCTCCCGGCGTAACAAATGCGATGCTGGATCAGTTGGAAGGCCGGGAAGAAGACAAGTTCTTCGAACCTGATCCGGCTTGCGAATACTGCGAGCATTATAACGGCACATATTGCACGATCGGCTGGAACAATATGGATGAATCTTACTGCAATCCCGACACGGATGAGAAAGAACCGGATGATTGGTGTCCTGATTATTCATGGAACGGCGAGCAGTTGGAAGACCCGAAAGAACCGGAAAAGCCGAAGCGCGAAGACTATCCCAGCGAAGGAAGTTTCGCAAGGGCGATGCATCACTATAACAACGATCTCCGGTTATACCGGAAGTTCACAAAGGAGGAAGATCAGCATGACACAGTGTGAAAGAATCCTTTCCTACCTTGACCAGAATGGATCGATCACCCAGCAGGAAGCAGATTCCCTTCGGATCAAACGGCTGGCTTCCCGGATATGTGAACTTCGCCAGCGCGGACATCGGATCGAAGTCGAAACGATCTCCGGGAAGAATGAGTATGGCATCTGGCACTGCGCCAGATATAGGAAGGTGCAATGATGAAATACCTTAAGGTCTGGACGAACTTCACCAACACGATCTCCCGGCTGGAAGACGATGAAATCGGACGGTTATTCCTTGCGATGCTCCATTATGCAGAGACAGGCGAAGAACCGGATGATCTTCCCGGAAATGAGTTCTATATCTGGCCCACTGCGAAACGGGATATAGATATGGCGAAGGAGTTCAACGAAAAGCAACGCGCGAACGGGATCAAAGGCGGAAGACCCAGAACCAAAACGATCCCGGAAGAACCCAATAAAACCCAAAATAACCCAGAAAAACCCAACGAAAGCCAAAAAACCCTAAAAGAAAAGAAAATAAATGAAAAGAAAGGAAATGAAATATCTTTCTTATCAGACGATGACGCAGGACGGATTCAGGATGACCATAATCGGATTCTGGACGCAGCGCAGGATGCAGGATTCAAGTCCTCCCCAGCAGAACGCGCCGGCTTGCTGAATCTGTATGCGGTTCATGGACTGGAAAAGATGATCTCCGGGATAGGTGAGTGCGTGAAGCACTCTGCGCCGAATCTGGCTTATCTCGAAGCAGTCCTGAAAGGAAGCCCGAAGAAGAAAGCCAGCGCGACAGACATCCACGGATATTCCCAGAGGGATTATTCCGGCGAACAGGCAGAAGCGATGAAGCGCATGATGTCGGATGAATGGGGGGAAGCGAAGTGAAGAACACTTGCGATTCCTGCGGATGGCAGAAGAACAAGACCGTAAACGGCTGGCAGTGCGTGAAATACGGGATTCCGCTTCATGTATCGAGGACATACTGCATCGGGAAGGAGGTCAAGCATGAAGTATCACAACCAGAAGACGAATCTGGACGGGATCGAGTTCGATTCCCGGAAGGAAGCACGGAGGTATGCTGAACTTCTGCTGATGCAGAGGGCCGGAGAAATTTACGATCTGGAAAGGCAAGTCCCATTCGTCATTATCCCGAAGCAGACCGATCCGATTACCGGGAAGCTGCTGGAACGCGAAGCAAAGTATATCGCGGACTTCACCTATCGATCCTGCAAGACCGGAAGAATCATTGTCGAGGATACCAAAGGCATGAAGACCAAGGATTACATTCTCAAACGGAAATTGATGCTCTATCGACATGGAATCAAAATTCAGGAGGTATGAACAATGAACAGTCTGCACATTATCGGAAACCTGACGCGCGATCCTGAACTTCGGACAACCCCAGCCGGAAAGAATGTGTGTTCTTTCGATGTGGCAGTCGGACGGAGGAAGAAGGTCGAAGGCCAGCCGGAAGCCGATTATTTCCGGGTGAACGCATGGAACGGACTGGCGGACATCTGCGCGAAGTATCTGGCGAAGGGAAAGAAGGTCATGGTTAGCGGCCCGGTCTCCCAGTCGAAGCGCGAGAAGGATGGCAAGTTCTACGCATCGATGGAGGTCTTCGCGGAGGATGTCGAGTTCCTTTCCCCGAAGCAGGATGGATTTACGGAGGTACAACCAGATGACATGCCTTACTGATTGTCCGTGTAGGAACTGCCAGCACAGGATTCCCGGATGCCATGCGAAGTGTGATCGATACCAGACATGGCGATTCCAGAGATCGGAGATCCTCGCAAGGATGAAACCGCAGTATACGAACCATGATGCACAACCCTTCTGGCGGAAGTATCGCAGAAGCAGTCAGCAGATCACGGGGGTGCAGAGATAATGCTTTCTTCGCAACTTTCCATCTTCGGCTTCGAGGAAGGGAAAAAGAAGCGGATGTCGGGTGAAGTGCTGGAAATCAGGTCGGATATCGCGTCTGATTTCCTCCTTCCGCGACATTATTCCGGCAGAGTCCCCAGCATTTCGAAAGCTTTCGGATGGTTTATCAATGGCGAATTAAAAGCAGTCTGTACCTTCGGAAAGCCGGCATCACCTTCCCTCTGCATCGGTGTATGCGGAGAAAAGTATTCGGAAAACGTATACGAACTGAACCGACTGTGCCGGGAAGATGGATTCACCGAACCGCTTTCGGCCTTCGTATCCGCTTGTCTGCGCCGGCTTCGCGTAATGCGCTGGATCATTGTCTCTTACTCGGATACCGCGATGAATCACCACGGATACATCTATCAGGCTTGCAACTTCCTTTATACCGGAGTCACGAAAGAACGCACCGATATTTTTACCGGGGGGGGGGCAAGCATAGCAGACATTATTCGGAAGACGATATCTCTTGCGGTATCCGGGCAGTCAGAAGCGCAAAGCATCGATATATTTACTTCTGCACATATTTGAAAGCGGAAAAGAAGGAATGGCGATCCGCGCTTCAATATCCGATCCTGCCATATCCGAAAGGCGATAACAATCCAGATTATCAACTCGGGCATTATCTGAAACAGGAAACACGAACTGACGAACGGAGGGCTAACAATGGACAAGAATGAACTGATCGTTTTCAGACTGGACTTACTCGAACGATATCTGCGGAATTACGAAACCGAGTTCTTCCGGGATGCGGTGAATCACACTGCTTTCGCGGATGATCTCGCCAGCGCGAAGAAACTGATCGAATATCTGCTGACGAAGACGGAACGGATCACTGATCCGATGAAACCGGTTATCCGGCATGGGACGCACTTCTGCGGAAACTGCGATCACCATGTAGCATCCATTGGATTGAATTACAAGGATAAGTATTGCAGCCAGTGCGGAACACCCGTTGACTGGTCGGACTTCGATGAAAGGACTGGTATATGATGGGTAAACTGATTTTCAGAGTATGCAGGAAGCTGCGCGAGAAGAAGATGCTTCCGTGGTTCATCTGGTCACCGGTCTACGATAAATGGCATCGGGTGGGGCGGTGAACCATGAAACAGAAGATTTTCACCATCGGAGAAATGATCGATGTGCTTCTCCTGAATATAGAAGAAGCGAAGAAAAACACGCATATACAAAAGCCTTTGGCATGGTCATTATACCAGACTTGGAAGTGGTTTGATGAGCATGAAAAAAGCGGATGCAGGAAGGTCAGTGAACATGATGGATGATAAGAAGATCCTCGATGTCACATGCGGAGATCGAACGATCTGGTTTCAGAAAGCCGAACCGCATACCGTTTATTGCGATAAAAGGCGCGAAGAATGGGAAGGCGATTTCGGAAAGACATTACGCGCAGACGGGAAGAAGAAGCATCGGCATCTGGTAATCAATCCAGATATTCAGTGCGACTTCACCGATCTTCCATTCCCGGATGAATCATTCGCACTGGTTGTATTCGATCCGCCACATGTAAAGAATCTGACGGAATCCAGCTGGCTTCGGAAGTCATATGGCACACTCGAAGACGGATGGGAACAGATGATCCATGATGGATTCGCAGAGTGCATGAGAGTGCTGAAACCGGACGGGGTGCTGATCTTTAAGTGGTCGGACATCCAGATCAGCACCAGAGAAGTTATCAAGGCAATCGGACAAGAACCATTATTCGGTCACAGATCAGGCCGGAAGATGAACACTCACTGGATGTGCTACATGAAGATAATAACCGAAGCAAAAAAGCAGGAGGAACGAAAGCAGAAAAAACGGGAATACCAGAAGAAATACAGAGAAAGCCATAAAGGACAGGCATACCAGACCATAAAGGAATGGCGCAGAAACAATCCCGACAAATGGAAAGCGCAACAGGCGCGATGGAGGGAAAAACAGAGACAGAAGCGGAAGGACGGTGAAAGCGGATGAAGATTGAGCCAGCGAACTTCTCGAAGTGGTTACAGAAGGAAAAGAAGAAGCGCGGAATCTCATCTTCTGACATCGCCCGGATGAGTGGGATCACGCCGGCCAGTGTGAATGGGTTGCTGACCGGCAGACAGTTCCCGACACTCTACACGATGGATAGCATCGCAAAGGCCTTCGGTAAGAAGGTCGAGATCAGATAAGGAGGGATTATATGAAGACACTGATCGCAGTTCCCTGTCACGACATGATTCACGCAGAGTTCACCCGTTCCCTGATGGAAATGGAAAAGCCGGAAGGAACAGGATTCGCCATGATTCAGGCAACGCTGATATATACTGCCCGGACACTGATCGCGAATAAGGCGATGGAAGCCGGATTCGACAGAGTCCTCTGGCTTGATTCGGACATGGTAATCCCGAAGGACGCGCTGATCCGGCTGGGCGAAGACATGGATCAGGGAATGGATATTGTCTGCGGAATCTATTTCACCCGGAAAACACCGATCCTTCCTGCGATCCATTCGCATCTGCACTGGGAAGTGAAGGACGATGGATGGGTGGACACCGATTGTCGGTGTTACATGGATTACCCGAAAGACAGTATCTTTGAGATCGCTTGTTGCGGTTTCGGGTGTGTGATGACATCCGCGAAAGTCCTGAAAGACATGAATGAAAAGTATGGTGCGCCGTTCTATCCGCTGATGGGAATGGGCGAAGACACCACATTCTGCTTCCGCGCCACGCAGAACGGATACAAGATACACTGCGATTCCCGGGTAAAGTGCGGACATGTCGGACAGTTCACCTACAATGAGGAAACCTATCAGGCATGGAGGGCGCAGAAATGAAGGTATATCTGTTCGCCATAGGGATCATCGATCCCGTCAGGAATCGGAAGGCCACGAACCGCGCGGTTAAGTTTATCAAAATGCTTCCGGGATTCATCGCGATCCATCCGAATCCAGATTATACCCTGTTGTGCTTCGATACGCTGGATCACGCGATCAAGGCGCGAGCCATATACACGGGGACTGGCAACGAAGCCGGAAGATACATCATGGAAGCGAGCATGGACAAGGAAGCCGGGATGCTGACTGTCGGAAAGATTGCCTACGATTCAAAGGGGGTGAGTTGATGAAAGCACCGGAGAATCCAGCAAAAGTGTTCTTACGAAGGTATAGATCACTCTGCGGACGGGTGGATGCATTGCAGAGGGCCATTGATGACGCGATGCAAAGGGCGATGAATACCAGCATCACATTAAAGGAGATCAAAGTCCTGTCTTCCCCGGCAGAGAATGATCCAATGGCGCGTGATGTATGCTCTGCGGTGGATGCTTGCGGGATTCTCTACCAGATGAAATCGGAAGCAGAAACCGCGCTTCGCGAGATTCGATCCGCGATCGATTCCCTCCGGGATGAAAGGCAGAAAGAAGTCCTGACAAGGCGATATATCACCGGACAGGGATTCAAGGAAATCCGGGAAGCAATGCACTACGAGGAAACCCAGATATACGTGATTCACGGACGCGGGCTTTTCGAAATCAACCGCTGGTTGAACTCTCGAAGCCTGCGGGCATGATATCCCGGATTAAGCACCGACAGAGATCGGCATCCGGTAGAATGGAGCAGGAAAGATGCTGGAAATACGGCCTTGTGATTTCGGGCTGGCGCAGGATTTCGTCAGGGCGAATCACCGACACAATAAACCGCCTGCGGGACATAAGTTTTCGATCGCGTGCTATGATAACGACCGACTCTGCGGGGTTGCTATGGTCGGGAGACCGATCGGAAGGTATCTCGATGACGGATTAACCCTCGAAGTGAATCGATGTTGCACCGATGGAACCCGAAACGCCTGCTCCATGCTATACGGCGCGGCGATCCGGGCCGCGAAGGCCCTCGGGTATAAAAGGATATTCACATATACCCTAAAAAGCGAACCGGGGAGCAGTCTGAAAGCGTCGAACTGGGTATGCGATGGCGAAGCCGGCGGAACTCATTGGACGGGCCAGCGATACGCACAGATCGAAATGCAGATCGGCGAACCGAAAATCAGATGGCACAAAGACCTAAAATAGGAGGTTAGCGTAGTAGTGGAAGAGTTTTTGAAATTGAGAAAACGTCTTTTAGATGCTCTTTTAGAAGCATCAAAAGACTACCCCGGAAAACGGTATGAAGGGGAGATGGAAGTTGCGTTCCATTACCCCGGAATATATGACGAAGTTACCGTGGGTGAAGATGAAAAGGACTTACCGGACGAGGTAATAATCCGAGCAGATTTCTACTTGATCGGACCGAATCGTCACTACTCATGGAAAGGAACAACCCTTGCAGAAGCAGTAAAACGGGCATCGGATGATATTGATGTGTGGATTGCAGGATGGAAGGAATGTGACGGGGATGCTGATTGAGGTTAAAGAATTTATCGTTGTTCCGATAGGGAAAACACCGTCATTGTCAGATTGTAAAAAGGCAGTTGGTTTATCCATGGAACATGCTTGCTTTGTCCGAATGAGATGGAGGGTAAATTATAGCGGAGATTACACAAGACTTGTTGGATCGAGCGATGATCCGATGAAGATTTTTGAGGATTTGCCGAAGGTTTATCCGGTATGAGTTAGTACGCAAAAGGAGCGAAAAGCGGAGTAAAACGGAGTTTATTCCATGCTATAATACATCCATCAAAGAGCGGCCTTTTCGGGCCGCTTGTTTTAATGGAGTGCGCTCCGGGCCTGACCTTCCTCGGGGTGACGGGATGGCATGAAAAACAGGCGGGGGTTGCCAGCATTATCAAAGAAGGTCAAAAAAGGAGGTCAAAATGAATGAACTGCGGATTGAATATCTGTCTCCAAACGATCTTACTCCGTACGCGAATAACGCGCGAAAACATGCGCCGGATGACATTGAAGCGATCAAGAAATCAATCCTCGAGGATGGATTTAATGACCCCGTCGGCATCTGGGGAGATCAGAATACCATCGTCGAAGGACATGGCCGACAGATCGCGGCGATCGAACTCGGACTAGAGAAGGTTCCCTGCATCCGACTTGACCATCTGACCGATAAGCAACGCCGGGAATATATGATCCGGCACAACCGAACCGCTGAACTTTCTGCGTGGGATTTCGCGACGCTGGAAGAAGAATGTGCCGCGCTGGCGATCGAGGGCCAGAACTTCCCGGAACTGAACTTCACTTTCGCGGACTCTGCTTCGCTGGATGATCTTTTCGCGCCAGCCCCGGAAGGAAGCGAAAAGGAAAAGAAACAGATACAATGCCCGCATTGCGGGGAATGGTTCACGCCTTGATCCTGTATCTGGCATCGCCGCATACGATAACCAGATTCAGGGGGGGGTGTGATGAACTCTTGCGTTTATTTATGGCCGGCGGCATATCCGGCAACCTGAAACCCTTCTGGTCTGATGTGAGTAAAAGGATCGGCCGGGGCCAGCAGATCGATCAGGCGAAAGGCGAAGCGATCCGGGATTTTCTGGGTAATGCGGAAGCCGGTTTCGGCGACTATATGCCGTATATCCTCGAATCCTTCTTTTATGCTGATCCTGATACCGAAAGGCTTCTTCCCTATTTCGGCGACTTCCTGCTGGACTCCGGCGCGTTTACTTTCATGCAGGGGAACGGCGGGGTTCCGAACTGGGACGAGTATACGGAAAGATACGCGGACTTCATCAACCGGAACAAGATCAAGAAATACTTCGAAATGGATGTAGATTCCGTCGCTGGCTATGCGACAGTAAAGCGGCTTCGGGCGAAGCTGGAAAGACTTACCGGGATTCAGCCGATCCCTGTCTGGCATCGATCCCGGGGAAAAGACGAGTATATCGGATCGTGCAGGGATTACCCTTATGTGGCGATCGGCGGGCTGGTGGATGGCGCGAAGAAAGGCGAGTACGCCCGGCAGTTCTGGAAGTTCTTTCCGTGGTTCATCAATACCGCGCACGAAAACGGCGCGAAGATTCACGCGTTAGGATTCACTTCTCTCGAAGGCATCCAACAGTACCATTTCGATTCGGTAGACTCGACCGCATGGACAACCGGGAATCGCTTCGGATATCTATACTGGTTCGATGGCCGGACGATGCGGAAGCGCGACGCGCCACCCGGCCACAGGATCAGCGATAGCAGGGCGGCCGCCCTGAATAATTTCGCCGAGTGGGTCAAATTCCAGAAGTACGCAGATAAGCATCTGTGATACATATCGTTGTTCCCCTATCCCAACGTAAAAAAACAAAGGAGATTGAAAACCATGAATACCCTCTATCTTTTCATCGAAATCGTCGCTTGTTTCTCTGCCGTGATCCTGATCGCGAAGGCCTTCGGGAAGTACGGCCTGATTGCATGGATCGGGATCGCTTCTGTTCTGGCGAATATCATTACCGCGAAAACATCGAACATTCTCGGACTGGATGCCGCGCAGGGAACCGTCCTTTTCGCGAGTACATTCCTCGCGACTGATATTCTCTGCGAGAAATACGACAAGGAAACGGCCAGAACGGGGGTTCTGGTGGGCTTGTTCGGATCGGTAAGCCTGATCGTCGCTTCACAGATCGCGCTCTTATATACGCCCGTAGAGTACGATTACGCAGACCCGGCAATGCAGATACTTTTCGGCCTGAATCTTCGGATTACTGCTTCCTCCATCGTTATGTATCTGATCGCGAATCTGGCCGACATCGCGATCTTCGATAAACTGAAGCAGATCACCGGCGGTAAATGGTTATGGTTGCGGAATAATGCCGCGACCATCCTTTGTAACTGCCTCGAAAACTTCGGTTTCATCTTCCTTGCCTTCCTCGGAATCTATTCCGCGGAACAATGCTTCGAGATCGCGATCGCGACCAGCATTATCGAGATAATCGCGGCCGTATGCGATACGCCTTTCGCGTATCTCGGGAGGAAGATCAAACCCTTACGGGGGTGATCGAAATCGGCCGGAAAGGGAAATACGCGGACTGGTTAACCCCGGATGGATTGACCACCGTGACCGGCTTCGCTCGGGAAGGATTATCCGACACACAAATCGCGATGAAGATCGGGATCAGTACTTCGACCTTCTGCGAGTGGCAAAACAAGTTTCCTGAATTTTCGGAAGCAATAAAAAAGGGAAAAGCACCGGTCGATATCGAGGTCGAAAACGCCCTGCTGAAAAGGGCACTCGGATACGATTATGAAGAAGTAATCACAGAGGTAGAGGAACTCGGCGAAGGCAGACAGAAGAAGCACATCCGAAAGATAAAAAAGCACATGCCCGGTGAAACCGCAGCGCAGATATTCTGGCTGAAAAACCGCAGACCGGGCAGATGGCGCGATAAGGTCGAATCCGCGCCAGAGGTCGCGAACGAACTGCTTCAATCCCTGATGGAACTCGAAAGAAGGTCGCAAGCATGATCGAATGGAGCAGTAAGCAATCCGATCTGATAATGCTTCCCTTCGACCGGACTCTGGACTGGCTGGAAGGCACTCCCCGATCCGGGAAGACAACCGCAGGAACAATGCGCTTCGCTCGGCATCTGCTTCGATCCAGAGATAATAACCATCTGGTTACCGCGTATTCAGCGGAACAGGCTTACCGCTTGATAATGGACGGTGACGGATTCGGACTGATCCACATCTTCAAAGGACATTGCAGAACATCGCATGATGATTCCGGCGCACATCTGCTGATCTCACTTCCTGACCGGGAATTAAAGGTTTACTGGAAAGGCGGAGGGAAAGCGGACTCATACAAAGCGATTACTGGTATGAGTCTCGGATCGGTTTACTTCTGCGAGATCAATCTTCTGCATGACAGTATGATTCAGGAATGTCTTCGCAGAACATATGCGGCCAGAGACAGATGGCACATCGCGGACCTGAATCCTCCATCGCCGGCTGATCCATGCATCAAGAATGTCCTGAATGTGCAGGACTGCCGATTCATGCACTGGACATGCAGAGATAATCCGATCCTGACACCGGAACGGCTGGCAGAGATCGAAGCAGCTTGCAAGAAATCTCCATTCCTCTACAAGCGCGACTGGCTGGGCGAAAGAGTAATTCCCGAGGGTGTGATTTACTGGATGTTCAATCCAGAGAAGCACATCCTGAACCGGATTCCTGATGATTTCCATCCTGTCGAAGCCTTTGTAGCAGGAGACGGTGGAACAACAGACGCGACATCGATTGCTTTCTTCATTGCCGGATTCTTCGGCGATCCTTACTTCGGCGCGAAGGACTATCGCTTGTACATGGTCGGAGACTGGTATTACAACGGTGGTCAGATGGCAATGAGCGATCAGGCGAAGCACATCTGCGGTGAGTTCCTTCCATACATGCGCCAGAAGTACCGCATGAAGGAATCCGATGTGTACATCGATCCGGCTTGCAAGGCCTTACGGCTGGAAATCGAGAAATACGGCGTGATGACCAGTGGCGCGGACAATAACGGGCATGATGTCAAAGGATCATCCAAAGGATTGAAAGTCGGTGTGGAAATGCTTCAATCCGCGATCAATGACGGGAGATTCTACATTGTCGAGGATGAGCGATACGGATCAGAACCGTTTGTGAAGGAAGCCGGCTTGTATTGCGTGGACGAACACGGAACACCAGTCGATGCATACAATCATGTAATGGACTCTGTGAGGTATGGAAGTAATCACTTCCTTAAAGCCTACGGTCTTTGGAGTTGATCGAATGGGAATCAGAGATTTTTTCAGGAATCGGGTGAACAGGATGGCCGAAAACATGGATGTTTTCAAAAAGGATGTATTCGAACTGGAAGGTGTTCCGGCTTTCCGGGAGTATTACACCCTTTATATTTTCATCTGGCAAGCGATCTACAAGGGATACTATAAGGACTGGCATCAAGTGCCCTTGAAGACGATCCGCGATCCGAAAGGTAAGTATCGCACACTTGCGACCATGAACGCAGGAAAGATGGCATGTTCGCAGATGGCGCGGTATGTGTGGAATGAAAGATGCTCCATTACTGCCAGCATGAAATCCGCACCGGAAGAAGATCCGCTGAACGGCTTCCTGCAATTCGTATTGAAGGACAATCGCTTCGGGAACTCCTTCGGCGATCTTCTCGAAAAGGCTTTCGCGCTGGGTGGCGGAGCATTGAAAGAATGGGTGGAAGTCCCGAAGGACGAGAACGGAAACGATATCGGGGAAGGTAAGGTCAGGATCGGATACACAATGGCGAGCCAGTTTGTGCCGACCGCATGGGATAACTCGCGAGTGTATTCAGGGATCTTCGTAAGCCGGGAAGCCCGGGATGGTTATTACTATACGGTTGTCGAATGGCATCGGCTGGATGGAACAACCTACCGCGTAACAAACGATCTTTACCGGATGCCGATCAAAGGCACAGAACCGCAGAACATCCTCGGCTGGTGGTATCCTCTGGACAAGGTTTATCCGCTTCTCTCCCCGGATACGGTCATCGAGGATGTGCAGAACGCATTTTTCCAGTATATCCGGCCATTCGGCGCGAACTATGCGGACGATAATTCTCCGATGGGGATGAGCATCTACGCGCCAGCACTGAACACGCTTCACGGACTGGACATCATGTTCGACAGTCTGCAAAGGGAATTTGTTCTCGGTAAGAAGCGGATCATCGCGCCAGCGCGAGCGATGAAAGTATCGGCTGGCGTGAATGGCGGAAAGCCCGAACGATACTTCGATGCGGATGATGAGGTCTGGGAAGCACTCGCGACAGATAACCCGGAAGACCTGAAAGTTGTCGATAATTCTGTCGATCTTCGTGTAGACCAGCACATCACCGGAATCAATGGCGATCTTTCCATCCTGTGTGCGCAGATCGGCTTCGATCCGGGAACACTGTCATTCGATGCGATCAAAGGCCTGAAAACCGCGACAGAGGTCATCAGCGAGAACTCGAAGACATTCAGCACAGTCAAGGCGCATGAAAACATCCTGAAAGACGCGCTGGAACAGATGGTTCACGCGATCTTCGATCTGGCTGCGCGGTACGGCCTGACATGGGAAGGAAAGAGCATCGAAAGCATGATTTCCGGTGGGTATTCAGTCGCGATCACCTTCGATGATTCGATCATTCAGGACAAGAACGCAGAAACGAATCAGGGGATCGCGCTTGTCGGTGCCGGCCTGTTGAGTAAGAAGAAATTCATGGTCGATACGCTGGGATATACACCGGAGGAAGCGGATGCAGAACTCGCACAGATCGCGGAGGAAGGAAAAGCGAACACCGCGAATGTGATGAACCTTTTCGGAGGTATGGCATGATCTGGATCATTATCGCTTTTTGTGGCGGATGTTTCCTCGGATTCTTCCTCGCGGCCCTCTTGAAGGCGAGTGGTAATCAATGAATCCCAGATACATCGAGGAAATGGGCTGGCGGATGGGTGAAGTGTATGCGGCAGTAACAGACCGGATCATTATCAATCTCGCAAAGCATTTCCCGTATATCGCGGAAGGCGCACCAGTTACGGAAACATGGAATTACCAGATTCGGAAACTGGCTGAAATGGGTCAGGTAACACGCGAGACAGAAGCGATCATCCTCGAAAGCATGAAGGGCGCAGATCAAGCCCTCGCAGATGTGCTGGAAGAAACCATCCGCGAATCCATCAAGCCTATCGAAAAACCATTAAGAACGGCGGCAGAAAAGGGACTTCTTCTCGGCGGAGGATTCCTGCCACCGGAGACCGCGCCAGCGATGACGCAAGCCTTTTCCGCGTTCTATCGGCAGTCTGCGGATAAACTGAATCTGGTAAACACCGTAATGCTGGAAAGCACGCAGGAAGCATACCGCGCGACAGTCGCGGATATTGCGAACCGGATCGAACGAATCCAAGGCATCCTGAACACCGAGACTGGCGAAGTTGTGACAGGCGTATCCACTCTGAATGAAGCAGTCCGGGATGCAGTTCGGAAGATGGCGGAAAATGAGATCACCGGATTCATCGATCATGGCGATCATCACTGGACACCGGAAGCCTATGTAACAATGGACATCCGATCCACGCTGGCGAACACCGGTAGAGCTGCGATCTTCGAACAAATGGAAGAGTTCGGCGATGATCTGTACATGGTTTCATACCATGACGGAGCGCGACCTTTGTGTTATCCGTGGCAAGGGAAGGTCATTTCCACATCTGGCAGGAGAGGAAAAACGAAAGACCTTGACGGGAACGAGATCGAGATCCATTCGGAGGATGAGATCGAATCCTTCCGGTATGGCGGAGGTCTGTTTGGTGTCAATTGCGGTCATTATCCGATCCCGTTCATTCCGGGATTCAGTAAACCGCAGGAAGTCCAGCAGACAGAGAAACAAGCCGAAAAAGAGTATCAGGAATCCCAGCAGCAACGCGCACTCGAAAGAAAGTATCGATACGCGAAACGGGATCTGATGGTGGCAAAGGCGCGAAACGATCCAGATGAAATCACAAAGCAGAAACTTCGGGTGAAAAATGCCCGGACGGAACTGAATGATTTCTGCGATGAGACAGGACGCGCAAGACGGGCGAATCGGGAACGGACACCGATCAACGCGACATGGCCTGACGAATGAAAGGAGGGACAAGCATGTGCGAACATAAACGGCTGAAATATGTCGGCAAGCGCGGAGAAACGAAGGTCTTCTGCGCTGACTGCGGAAAGGAACTCGACAATTCCTTCCTGATGGCGGAAAACGCGCCGAATCAGCCAGCCGAAGAAGCACCGAAGCCGAAAGCACCAGCGAAGAAAAAGCCGGCGAAAAAGGCCGAAAAAGGAGAATAAACGATATGCGGAAACTTGTGGAAATCATGTTCGAT